CAAATTCAGAAACAATTACGAAGATTTAGGGGATTACTATGAGCATACACAAGCCAAGATCACAAAGTGCAGTAACAGGGATCGGCACTTCTTTTGATCTTGCAAAGAGAATAGAGATCGATATGGGTATGTTTCCGCCCGATGCAGCATACAGGGGATACGTGTCGATCATTCGAGCGCAGTTCTCTAGCATATCGAGCGCGACAACGTGCACAATTAGAATCTGTGTAGATACAGCAGGCGATGAAATGCTCTTGACGGATACAACTTCCTCTATATTTCAAGGATTGACAACAACAACAAAAGGTACAGCAATGTGGGCGATCGATGGTTTCCTTGGGCTAGTTGATAATGATAAATTTCATGTATTTCTGAAAACGAATGCCGGAAGCGTCACGGCGGATTATGTCGAAATCACGTGGGCAGATCGGAGGGAATAGGATATGGCAATAGCGCAAGCATTCAATCGTCAAGGCGGTACAATCCCCGATAGCGCGGGGACTGGCGAAGAAATAACAGAGGATCTCACTGGGCAAGTAAATGGGATAAATACAACATTCACGACGAACAACAAATTTGTCGCAGGTCGTATTAGGGTATATTACAATGGGATAAGGCAACTAATCGGCGACGACGTAAGCGAAGGATCGGAAAGAACAAGTGTTGTTTTCACTTTCGCCCCGCTCTCTGGGGATAAGGTCGTTGTTGATTATGAGCAATCTTCCACTTAACCCATAAAAAAGGAGCTCAAAATGAGCGTTCAAATTAGAGGCCGTCAGATACTAAATTCAACTATCACGGCCGCCAAACTCGTTCTATCTGACGATTTCGATTTCTCGTCGGGTACTGTATCCGTAGCATCTCCATCATCGGCGAATCACGCTGCAAGTAAATCATATGTTGACTCTCTTATTCAAGGGATCACTTGGAAGGAGGCTGTCGTTGTATTGTCGAAGAGCAATGTTTCCGTAACTTCTGCACCGGCTAGCATCGATGGCGTAACAATGAGCAATAAAGATCGTGTTTTGCTCGTAAATCAGAGCACAGCCAGTGAAAACGGTATATGGGTATTTTCTTCATCCGGATCGGCCCTTTCTCGTGCTGATGATGCAGATCCCTACACCGAACTAGACGGCGCTGCTGTTTTCGTTAAACAAGGAACTTCTGCGGATGAAGGATTCGTGCAAACTGCCACTCTTTCCGGATATGCTGATCAGAACTGGGTACAGTTCTCAGGCGCTGGAAACATCACCGCAGGCAATGGATTGAGCAAGTCTGGAAATACTCTTTCCGTCAATGTCGATGATTCTTCAATCGAAATCAATGCCGACACGTTGAGAATTAAGAGCGGCGGCGTATCAAATGCAATGCTCGCCAATAGCAGCATATCTATTGCCGGATCTGATACTGCTCTCGGTGGATCTATTTCAGCCGCTACTATCCTAGGTGCAAGCGATACCGACGCACTCAGCGAAGGCGCGAGCAACCTGTATTTCAGCAACGCAAGAGCAAGATCGGCTATCAGCGCGAGCGATAGCAGCGAGATCGACTTTACGTATAACAGCGGCACAGGCGTTCTAACTGCTGATCTTATCGATGGAAGCATCGCGAACGCACGACTGGCGAATAGTTCTGTTTCATTTGGTGGTGTCTCTGTTGCTCTTGGTTCGTCAAGCGCCCAACCCGCTTTCGATCTTACGAATGCGACAAATTACCCAACTTCCTCGTTATCTGGAACTATTACCAATGCACAATTGGCTGGTTCAATTGCTAATGACAAATTGAGCAATTCTAGCGTGTCTCTTGGTGGCGTTTCGGTATCTCTTGGTGGAACGGATGCAACGCCCGCTTTCGATCTCAGTGATGCGACAAATTACCCCGCCTCCTCTTTGACTGGAACTATTGCTAACAGTCAAATTGCGGACGATACGATCGCACTTGCGAAAGTTGGCTATCAAGCATATATCGAAGCGTTCTCTGCCGATGGATCTTCTTCTACATTCGACCTTGCTCGGGCGATTAAAGTCAATCTTGCTAAAGCATTTGTCGTGACTGTAAACGGTCTTGTAATGGATTGGAAAGATAGCCCAACAGAGAAAGACGAATTCAAGATCGATAATACCGGCGCGAGTTCTTACGGTCGAATTACTTTCGGCGCGAATCTTGATTCTGGTGATAAAGTTGTAATTCGCTATATAGCTTAACCTCAATCCCTCAATAAAAAAGGGCAGTCGATTTGACTGCCCTTTTCATTTTCTCAACATCATATTCCAAGAGTATTTTTAGGAATGATCTATTATATCATTACCTAGCATAATCATCCAAAATAATATTTTTCTCTTCCTGCATTCTGCGTCACAGACGAATCTTGCCATAGCAAGAGTTTCTGAAAATCGCGTACGGGATCGACCATCTTCAAAGATCACTGTAACTTTATACATGATAGATACTCCTTATTATATAGATTGCAAGCAAGTAGCAAATCAGAATCCCACAGAGCGCATTCCAGCAATCGAGACAGAAGATTATTTTATTTTTCATTGTATTCTCCTTATTGTTGTTGTAAAAATAGTTTGGCTTTCTTCATATAGCCATTAAAATATAGACTATTATTTGATCTTGTTCTGCTGTCGCGGCCTGCGCGCGCTCTGTTGATCTTGTTGTTTATTTTAATAATCTTTTTGTCGGACGCTCCGAGCGCTCGCAAGTAAGAGAAATATTCCTCTAGGGTTTTATCATTCTTGCTACTGTTGCAACTCAAGCAAGCGGTTACAAGGTTCGTATGACGATTGTCAGGCTTGGGTAGTGCTTCGCAGGGCACAATGTGGTCAAGCGTCAAGATAGCGCCGTCATTCAGGCTTCTACCGCAATATACACATTCACAATTATCTCGAAAGTATATTGCCCATCTTTTGCTTTTTGTAATCCATTTAGATCCTTGATTTCTTTTGCGTGACATAATGTTCTCCGTTGTTGTTATTATTATTATACATACTATACGTATAGTATGCAAGAAAAAAATAAAAAATAATATAAAAATAAAAAGCCCGTGACGAATCACGGGCTTAACAACAACGAAGAAAGGGGCGATCCCCTTCTGGAAATGATTATATCATTGTACGGGCGGCTGTGCAATTCCGTTATGTGTTATTTGTGATCTTGCTATTTCTCGTAGTTTCAATTCTTGGACGACTTCTGTCAGCGATTGCAATTTGGTTGTCAATTCGTCGACTTTTCTTTCGACCTGTGAAAGTTGGGAATCTATCTGCGAGATCTCCGTTACGATTGATTGACGTATCCGTTCTTCCTTGTCTTGATACATCCGTATGACATCGTCATAGCGCGCGCGCAATTTGTCTTCTCTTTCCTCGCTTCGCTTGTCTCGTGCGTCTAGTCTCTTCTGCTGATAGAAGAACTGCCACAAAAGAAAGCCGGCGAATGCTGCATTTGCACCGCCGTTAATTAAGAGTTCAATAATTTGCGCTTCGCCCATCTTATAATCCCTCGATCAATGTATACGTAAATGTATCCCAGCCCCGCATTTCGCGCTGTTTCCTGCATAGAAACATAAATTCATTGAAATCGTCCGGATCTTGAATAACTGTGCAACCTGCGCTATATTTTGCGACGATCTCAGCGCCTCCCGCTCTTGTGCTCGAGCGATGAATATTGATACCGAACCACCCTTCTTCCGTTTCGACGCTTGAGTCCATATCGTGCACGGCGTCCCTGTTTGCATCACGCCAGACTTTCACTTTTCCGTTGCGCTGACATAACGCTTCATATCGCCCGCCGTGCAGGTCGATCTTGTACGCTCCTCGCATTTGTTGTGGGTGGTATAGGATAGCACAGCCTTTGCGTCCGATAGAGTAATTCTTGAGATAGTACACGCCGGCGTCCGTTGTACATCTGTATGCGTGCCAGTGCCATATCCCTCGCAATTGATAGATAACGTGTATCCAGTCGTCGAATTTGTCTGCTTCGCCGTTCGGATTGCGTTCTCCTATGATATTTAGATTCCAGTCTCCTTCTTCGAAGACTGCGAAGCCTAATTGCTCAACTCTATCGAGTATCTCGGGACGTTTTCCTGCTGTATGTATGTTCACGACGATAAAACTCCTATTGTCAATATACAACGCGATTGCGAAGGAAGCCATCGATTGCCTAAAATCATACCTCTACGCCCGAGATAACTTTTTCCCGTTGTTTCATTGTATCCATAGAGAAAGTCGCTTGTAATCGCAACTATATCGCCCGCAACAAGGCCAGCAAATTGCTCTTGTACAGCAAGCACAACTTCTTCCCATGTGTATAGATCCCAGTTCGCCATTCTGCCAAGATCGACACTCGCCTTGCTCGACTGTGCGGGGTTGTCTATGCGATAGATATATTTGTTATTTCTCGAGTACTCATCGTTAGCCGGTAGCGCCTGTGTATTCGTTACATTAATGCTCGTTTTGACTTCGTTTCCGACCGCTGAACTCGTGATAATTGTACTCTTTCCATAGACAACGCTCTGAGATTCAGAAAAAATTGAATGAGATTCAATTTCTATAATGTTTCGATCTCTTATGTGTGCGGCTACTGTTTGCGTGTTCGCGTTGTTCGGGTCTTGACACACTCGCCACGAGATTCGACCTTGCCGAAATACTGGCCACATGCCCATCTCAAGAAAGTTGCCCATTAGCGAGCGAATGCCGCTCGATTGTGGCGCATCATACACAAGATCTACATCGTGCGATCCCGTTGCGGTATTCCAGACACCTCTCCATAAGTCCATATCGATCTTATTGATTAAATTCGTGTTGAAATTTAGCCCTGCGCCCCACGATTGCGGGAAATCATCGAAAGTGCCTTGCGTTGCATTGCCCGTGCTCATTATTGTCCGCGCGAAAACATAATCTGGACGGCCTGCAAGTCTCGTCAATACGGTGACTTTCTCGCCCGTGTGAATTGTGTTGTGGCCTGATGTTGAAGGCCACGCCCCGACAGCGGAGATCGTGAGATAGCCGGCGGGGGCTGTTGTTGTGGTCTTGCTTGACCATCGCCAATAATTTGTCACTCCGTGCGTAATATCATCGATGAACACTAGCCCGTCTTCGTTGCTGTCCTTTTCGAACAATGTAATATCATCGAGATACAATTTAGGATCGCTCGAGAAGTTGAAATTGTGCGTTACTGTTGTCTGTTGTCCGGCGTTATAGTAGAAGTTCAACTCTGTTGCCTTGGTACTCAGTCGCGTTGTTAGGGCACTGACGAAATCGCCGAAATCAAGATCCCAGACACCTCGCCCGCCTCGAAGAGAACGAAGTTGCCCGATTGCCACGCGCTCCGGTTGTGTTCGATTACGTCGCATATAGAGTTCCGCGATCGCTCCCTTTCGAAATGCGCTTGTTTTGATCGGGCGAAGATCGCCGACGATACGGATAGAGAAGCCGCCGAAATTAACGCTCCATCGTTGAGGGGTAACTGTTGCATTGTCAATAACTACCTCAGCGTTTCCGATGCTAATTAGCCCGCTTGATGATATGGTATTGCCTACGCCTAGAAAATAGTCGTTACTGTGTCCAACGAATCGCAGGAAATACTCGATCGTCTTGCTCGGAGTATCCAGCGAAGAAATAAACGTATTTCCCCATGTCATTCGAACTCGCCTTGTGTTGTGATGGATTCGGGGGTTTCTATCTGAAAAATATCGCCGGCCCGTTCTCTGAATCTCTTCGGCACGCCGTCGATCCCAACAGATCCGCCTCCTCTATCTGGAATTGTACCCGTTAATGGGACGGTTGCGCCAAGTAATCCGCCGACATTCGTAACGCCATCGAATGCTTCTGGATGAAATGAGAACAATGTATCATAATCAGGCACAAGACGAATAGAGAGGCTGAACAATCGCCCGCCTTCGTTCGTGATTATGTTCTGCCCTATATCGCTATCTGGTCGCTTGAGAACGGGCCAGAAACGATAGTGCCGAGCGAATGCGCGCCGATTGTACTGGAAGTTGATCCTCTTGTCAATCGTAAAAGATCCCCCGCTCGAAGATAGCGAACTCACAGAGTCTAATTTGTGCATTTCCTGAAGCATTGCAGGCGGTGCACTTTCTATAATGATAAAGTCATCACTTGACGGAATGTTCGTGCCTGCAAACGTTGTGAACGGATTCGCGAATACGTTAACATTGAAACTTCCGGCACTTAGATAATTGTGTATCGGCGCCGCCCAAGCCTTTGTATGATCAGCAGTGAACGAGCAAGAGAATCCTCTATCAAGATGATTCTGGAGTGCGTGGAACTGATATGCTACATCTTCGCCCAACTTGAGCCGATCCCGTTGTATCGTGATAATTTCGCCTGTCCTTGATACAGATCTTTGTATTGATCCGTTCATTGATATACCGTCGACAGCATCCAGAAAGAAATCGGAGAACAGTTCGCCCAGATCCTCTTCTAGATCGATCGTCACAGGAAAAGAGCCATTAGGCTCTGGATAGTAAAAGAATTTAGCGCTCATTATCGTCCTCCAAACAGATTCGACGATGCAAGGCCGAAGTTGCTATTAAATCGCTCTTCGATACGTCGCACGAGAGCATCTATGGCGCTTCTTTCGACGATCTGACTATTGATTACTATGTTGATCCCTCCTGTGCTAGAGGACTGCATCTGTCGCTCGACTGCTTGCGGCTTCTGCCCTGATTGCGGCACGACAAATTCGCCCTGATGCAACAAGGCAAGCCCAGATCTCTTCTGTCCAGTGAATCGCATTCCTCCTTGTGCGGCAGGAATGAAAGAACCGCCGCCTGCAAATGCTGCGGAAACGCTCGGATCAAAGAAATCGCGCAAGAAGTTTGAGATCGTCCCGCCCTGCTCTCTTCGTTGCTCTCTTCCTTCGCGCGTGAATACGGAAGTAAAGGAATCCTTGATTATATCAGCGAATGAACGAAGCGCCAAAATGAATCCATCGACAACGGCCTCTGCAATACCGATCGCAAGCTGCGGAATCACAGATAGAATAATCTCGGGAAGAAACTCTAACCCCTGTTTTATGCTTTCGGCGCGATCTCGATTCTCTTGTCTACGCTGCTCGGGTGTTTTTTGGCCTAATTGCTCAAGAGCGGATAATGCTGCTGTTGTTACAGCGACTTGAGCAATTGCCAGCCCTATAACGGTCAACGCTGCGCCGAGGGCGGCTGAAATTTGCGCAGCGAATGGCGCAATTGCCGCCGCAACCTGCGATGAGCCTTCTGCTGTGACCTCGGCGAAAGTGTCTGCCGATTCTTTCGAAAGTTCGACTACGCCCTCCAATGTTGGCGCTCGGATCTGTTGCTCTAATCCCTGTAATAGTCCAGATAATTGCTGTTGCAATTTCAGCTCTTGAGAAATGCCCTCTTGCTTTTGATTTATTTCATCCAGTAGAGCGTCGTATTTCTGGTTGATTAGTAATATAGATCTTGACGCCGCAAGAACATTGTTTGACTCTTTCCCTAATTTGATAACGTTCTTCAATTCCTGCTGTCGTTGATACTCTATTTTTTCCGTTTCTGAGAGCGTATCCACAACAAGATCGCGCTCAATACGAAGCAGTGCTTCTCTAGCCGCAATAGCGTCATTCAGTCGATCGTTTGCCTGTTCTGCTCGTTCGGTTGATTCTGTTACCTTGTCTATGCTCTCCGCGGCGCTTGAGGCCGCTTTTGCCGTTGCACGAAATTTTTCCGGTGCTTTTGGTTTGCTGGATAATGTTTCGAACTTTGCGACTTTTCGATTTGCTGTATCAAATATATTCCCGAGACTAGTTATCGTTCTGCTCGTATCTGCCTGAAGAGATTTAATTAGTTCTCCTGCAAGGCCAATATCTCCACTCAATGCAAGGATCGCCGCCTGAACAACGCCGAACATATTTTCGAATCCTTGTCCGATAACACCGATCACCGTTTCAGCAACAGATCCAACGAAAACAAATGCTTTCGACATTAGTTGTATTGCATCCCCTGCGCCGTTCGGGCCTGCAATAGCACTAATTAGATTATTCATCACGCCGACAGCAACAGTTTCAAACTCCGCCATAGCCCGCTGAAAGTTAGCCATTCCATCGATCGCGTTATCCTCAAGAGAAATGCCGAATTCTTTGGCGAATGCTGTCATATCCTGCAAATTAGTCAGAGCGCCCGATTGAATCAGAGCAGGGCCGGCTTGACGTCCAAATATTTGCATAGCGGCGGCGTTTCGCTCGGTTGCATTCTCCATATCACCGAGCGCGCCGATTACCTCGTTGAATACGCTATCCGTATCCCTTAATTCTCCGTTCGCGTTCGTAACACTTACGCCCAGTTGATCGAACTTATCGGCAAAAGTTGAAGATCCCCTGCTTGCGTTGTCCATTGATTGCTGGAATTTAATTAATCCAGATTCCAGATTCGAGAATTGCAAGCCGCTTCCTTCTGCGGCTAGTCGCAATCCGGCAAGAGTATCAACGGCAATACCGGTCTTTGTTGAGGCGTCCACTAGTTCATTAGATAGATCGGCGATCTTCTGTTGCATAGCGACGAATCCGGCGCCGGCAATGGCAATACCGGCGGCGATTGCTCCCATCTGCGAGCCAAGACCGCCAAGTGATTTATTCAGCCCGCCTAAGCCTTTCGAAGTCTCCCTTGCTTGTCGATCTGTTTTCTTCAGGTCGGAGTTCATTTTATTTGTTGCGCGATCTGCTGATGTAATCGATTTATCTAGTTGATTGGTATTGCTCGATAATTGCTTGACTCCTTGGGTGGCTTTTCCTGCATCAAGATTAAGTACGTATTGAATTACTGTTGTTTCTGCCATATCGCGCTCCTATCCTAGCATAGCACGATATGAGAAATGTATCTATACTATATTAAATCAGCAATATCCATCAATGAGATAGTCGGCATCGTGCCGGCTTTTTTGTTACTCTTCATAAGCCGTTGCATTCGAACGGATCTTG